GTACAATTCATAGTCATCTTACCAAATCTTTTAGTCATAGGTGTCATTCTCACCGCCTGTCCACTAAACCTACCACCTGAAGCAACTGGCGCAGTCATAACTTGAGTAGACTTATTATTTCCTTTTCGTCCCGCAGCCATTGCCCTAGACTGTGAACGCATTCTCCTAGCTAATAACATATCCAACTTATCTTGGATATTCCTAGCAACAATGTTCTCAACATTCCTCCTAGGTTTACGACTCTTAGATCTAGAGCCCAATGTTTTCCCACCTCTACGGGTTCGAGAATAATTACGACGCTTCATATCGTCGTTTTTATGATGTGCCTTATCTTCCACATCAGGCACTAAATCATAATCTTTGTATCCTAAAGCGAATGAAGCCCGCTTCAAACCATAACTAGCTGGAGCTACAACGTAATCATAAAATTTATGCGCAAACTGATGATTAAAAGTATCTGACTTGTGTCCTTTCTTATCAACTTTATCCAAATAACGCCTAAACTTATCCTGACTATCTTTCAACACAGGAACTCGGTTATCATACACTTTATGCAAATTACGTCGAGGAAGATCGCCCATACAAAGAATTTATGCTTCGGCCACCTGAACATAACCGATTTCAAACAACATAATTAAAATAATTTTCTTGCCAGACTAAATTAGTAATATGAAACATACTGAGATCTAAAGATTCATTAATATTATAACTAACTACCGATTGTTCAAATAATTGCTGTTCAATCAATGTCAAATTGAAAACTTCATACATAAGCTGTCGTGAAGCTTCTTCTATCGGTACGACGGGTAAATTAGCATCAATCGCTAGTTTAATTATTTCTTGCTTATAACGACTGATACTTGTATCAATGACTGGCTTATAATCTTTAGTAAGGTAAAGCATTCTCAAGGCAAATGGTTGTATTATCGGGCAACCTGGGTACTGATAAATTAATGATAACGCCTTTGATCTAATCAACCCATAACGAACTTTAATTTTACAATTATCATACTTCATATTAACCCAAGTAAAATTAATTAAAACCTTTAAAGGGTCAGTAATAACAATAAAATTTGTTAATGAAAATATCTGACCACAAAATGAAGCAGTATTCGGATAATGTAAATATTTAAGTTTTATTATAAAACCAAAAGAAGCATAATCTTCAACAGTAAATTGAGGCCCGATATAAGTGCCTATACAATCATCTCCTTCAACAAAACAACGAACATCTTGACATTCGTACTTATAACATAAATATAAAAATATCATTAAATTACTAAAACCATTGCCTAGACTGGTATTCATTTCACCAGACATTCTACGTGCTTTCAAAAAAGCTTTCAAGTACCTAGCACTAATTTTATTTTTACCCAAAATTTTTCGTACCCATTTCCTAAAATTATGATTACCAAAATAAAACTTCAAAATAGCATCATAAAAATTAAATTCAATAGAATTCATGACATGATTCTTAAATGAGGATTCAAAAGAAGTATAATCAGTAGAAAAATAACGTCTCAAAAACTCAGTAGGTCGATCTACAAAACCTGGACCTCTCAATATAACATCAATGATGAGTCTAGCACGTTCAGGTATTGGTATCTTCTTAATAAAATAATTAATCCCGTAAGGTGCTTTCATATTATACATTATTTCTTCACAAAATTTAAAAAATGGTCCAACTCTAATCTTAAATTCATCACTTCTAGCTAAAATCGTACGTGGATATTTATATTCCGGATAAGATTCATTCTTAATAAAAGCCTTAACTTCTAAAATTCTACTATCTAAATCTAAATAAGGTTTACATTTCTGTTCTATATATTTACACATTAATTCATTTTTCTTTTTTCGAGTATAGTTGGTATTTTCTAACCAACTACTAAAGAGTTCGTCTCCAGTCGCAACGTCAGACCGTATTTGTAGCCGATCACGAACGAAGCGATGAATATAAACGCATAAGTCAGCCAATGCTCTCTGATTTCCTTGCGGAGTGCGACGCCCAACGCGAGCCCTAAGGGAAAACACCATATTATGTACCGAACGTATATCCGGATGAGGGTAGGAATAAGGATAAGTATCGATGCCCAAGGATACACGTACTGGACGCCGGCATAAATTTTCTCCCGCAATAGCTTGAGGATTGGTAATTTTGATAACCAAATCATCATCTGTTTCAATTGGTGGCAAACTGACGTTAAACACGTGGTAACCGATTTTGTATCTTGGGCACAGCCGTCCAGACTCTGAAAACCCATCTGTCTAAACTTTTCTTTTTCATACAATGAAAAGTAATATGCCACCATTTTAGTATTAGGAACTAATAAACCATCAGTATACTTACTAAGGTTAGTGCCTGCTAACAATCTATCAGCACTAAAAATATTTCGAAAATTAATCATATCACTAGCAGTAACTGAAATTTGACCACTACCTATAAGTTGCAAAAAATATTCATAAGAAATATCCATAGTAGATTCAAAAGGCTGAGACCAAACTGTCACGCCCATAAAATTATAGCAAACCTTTCTCAGTACATGCACTTGAGCTAACATTGGATTTTTAACCGTCATATTAACACTCTTAAAAAATTCTTGTCTACTATCAATATCATTATAAGGTAATGTCTTGATAAACTTAACTATTATCTTTTCGCCCATAGTAATTCCTAAATAAATAAATTTTTTACTAATCGGTCGATAAGAAACAAAATTTAAATTCCTAGAAGCATTATTTTGATCTGTAGAACTCCAATTCTTAACTTCTAGTAAACTGCCCTGCTTAAATTCTTCTTTAAGAGAGGCAACTTGATTAATTAATAATTTATTATCTTCGGCTAACTTATTTCTCTCATCTATCAACCTAGTTTTATCTTCATTAAGTTTCTTAAAATCTTGTTCATAACCCACTTTCATAGCATGGCTGGTATTAACTAAATCTTGATTTTCAGACTTCAACTTATTCATCTCAGTTTTAAAAATGGCATCAAATTTTTTCTCTTCAGCTAACTGTACCTGCAGTTTGTTCTCTAATAATGTATTCTGTTGTATTATTTGTTCGTTTTGTGCTTTGAATTCGTCGTTGGCCTGCATATACTGGTTGATTGTATCCTCTTGTTGTGTAACTTTTTCGCTTAATTCCTTGTTTTCGCTTCTCAACAACGCCACTTCCTGTTGATACTTGGTTAATGTTTGTTTTAACTCCAACACTTGCGCAGCGTGATTGTCCAACACGTTTCGCAAATGTTGGATCTCCCCATTTTTTCGAGTTAATTGAACTTGCAATTCTTCTACCTTCTTAATTAATTCATTAATTTTTGCATCATGCTCACCTCCATCTATTTTCATGGAATTCATTCTACTTTCCATTTCCTTAAATTTATTCTCCAACCAATTTGTTCTTTTTTCTTTCTTCTTACTACCAGAACGCAACTTCTGCTGCAAGACCTTACCATCATGTGAGAATGGACAATACCTATCATGACAATTTTGATTTAAAAATTTTTCACACATGGGAGGGACTTTTTTCTTGCAGTCATCAGCGCATTCCCATTGGAGGCTATTCTTATTAACTCTTCGCAAAAATCTACGACAACGATTACAAAATGCCAATTCCTTGCAGGTAGCTGTGCAAGGCTTCGTTTCATCAAAAGTGGGACCATTACAATAGTCACAAATCTTACTAGTTCCAATTATGGGTTCACTAGACAAACAAACACAACGAAGAGAATCATCAATACCAAACATTCTTAATAAACCACAGGTTTTACACCTACAATGAGTATAGCATTCTAAACAAATTCGTAAATTATTACAATAACCACATTTATCTTCTAATGCCAATTTTAAATCTTGATTTCCATCAACATTCAAACATTCTTTAATCTTAGCAGTATCCTTAGTTGATAAAGCTTTAACCAAACTACCAGAGACATCAATTAATGTGTAATTCGGACTAGTAGGTCTATCCTCCAACGGATGATTAACCAAACTTTTAACTTCTTCATCCGAAATATCATCTTCTAAACTCGGAACATCAACTGGACTATGAGGATGAGGAATATTATAATCCCCAGTTAATTTATTTTTAGAATAATCTCCAACCTTAGGAGTTTTCTTCTTATCTTCATCTTGAAACGTAACCTTTTTATCATTAGATCGAATTTCATTTTGTCCAACAACCTCACGTTGAGGCTCATCAACAGGGCCGTTTACTTTCTTCTCATCCTGATGGACTGAAGAATACAAAACAGTACCTTGTTTATGTGGCCAATAAGCTAATCCACGTCGGACCAACTCACCTTTAGCCTTCCCTAACATTTCTGTTTGAGAACGAGACCGACTACGAGAATTCGTGTCGATATATGGTGCCAAATTAACAACCTGTTGAGGGTTGGTAACTTCAGCAGGGGCACGCGTTGGCCCACGCTTCGGAACATACACAGCTCGAGAAGCCATAATCCCT